GTGGGGATGATATAGATACTGAAATTAAAAAATCATTTATTGAGGAATTAGATGGTGGGTTAGTGATGGTAAGTAATAGTAAATTTGAATTTATCACTCCAGAAGAATTTATTACTAAGTTTGATTTTATAGGAATTACTCAAGGTAATAGACCTCAATTCTCACCTAAAGGTGTAGAAACGATAGAAGAAGGAGAAGAAGAATAACATATAGACATGTTTATAGCTTGATAAATAAATTATAACGATATAAAATAAAAAATTTAAATATATGAAAAAACAACTTTTAAGCGAACAATTCCTTAGAATGCAGAAATTAGCAGGAATTATAACTGAAGGACAGTTAAATGAAGAAAAAATTCCATTTTTTCATCTAAACCAAGTTCTAACTCCTTTTGGTATGGATAAACCTAAAGCAGATCAGATGGCTGATTTAAAAGTAGGTTTAATTGTTTTACCTAAAAGATATTATAAAGACGAAAGCGAAATTAAATCTTCTGTTGGTAAAATAACTAAAATTGAAGGAGATAAAATTACTGTTGAAAAAGTTAATGGTGATATAGAAAACAGAAATATAGCTGATGTAATACATCTAATTGATGGTGGTTACCGTTTCTAAATAATCTAACATATAGACAGATTCATAGCCTGTCGCATCGAAACAACACTAATGCAGCTGTGGCGCACTCAAAAGGTGCGCCCTCTCTTTTTTGGTAATGGCAAAACAAAATAGTATATTTAATAATTAAGAAAAATTTATGAGAGAATATCAAAATTCATTTAGACAAACACAGGAGCTGTTTGATACTCCTAGATCAACATCAAGGATTATAAGAACAAAACCAGAAAAACAATATAAAAACATTGTTATTATTGGTGCAGGGGTAGCAGGTATTAACGCTGCTACTAAATTAGTAGATAATGGATATCCTGGTGAATTTATTACTATTTTAGATAAAGGAAACGACCCAATTAATCGCTTACCTGAAGAAGTAATGACAGGTATGTTAGGTGCTGGTGGTTGGAGTGATGGTAAATTGACGTATCACACTGAAATTGGTGGTCAATTAGCTAAGTATTGTGGTGAAGAAAAAGCAATGGAATTGATGGATCAGGTCATTTCTAATTTTAGACGTTTTCACCCAAAACCAGAAGAAATATTCATGTCTGATCCACAGGAAGAACCTGAATTTATTAAGCCATATTTTGGTTTAAGAATGTTCCCTGTATGGCATATTGGATCTAATTTCTTACATGAGATTGCTAAAACATGGTATCAATATTTACTAGATAAAGGTGTTACATTTAAGTGGCAGTATGAAGCTGTACCTAATTTTGAAAGTAATACTGTTACAGGTCTTATTACAGATAAAACTCATGCTTTTCAATATAAGTATGATGAATTAATATTTGCAGTAGGAAAATCTGGTATTGATCTTGCTCAACATTTATCAAATCAATATGAGTTACCAACTGAACCTAAATCAGTACAGATTGGTGTTCGTTTTGAAGCACCACAAAAATATTTCCAAAAACTAATTGATGTATCTTACGATTTTAAACTTTACCAGAAATTTGATAATGTTTCTTTACGCTCATTCTGTACTAACAATAATGCTGCTTATGTTGCTGTAGAGGAAACATATGGTGATATTAGTTATAATGGTCACGCTAAGAAGGGTGAAGAATTTAGAAATAATATGACTAATTTTGGTATCCTGATGGAAATCAAAGGTATTGAAGATCCATTTGCATGGTCAAGAGATGTAGTACAAAAATTACAAATCAAAGGAACTGGTACTTATTATTCACCAAACAAAACTCGTAAACCAGGAACTACATCAGAAAATAATACAGTATCTGCTATACAAGTAGATACAATGGATGTTTTATTTAATGCTTTGGGTGAAGAATATGCTCAATATATTGAGGATTTTATTACCAATATGCAGATAGTATTTCCAAAAATGAAAAATGATTGGGGAATATATATGCCTGAGGTAAAATATCTTTCTCCTGAACCATTAGTTAACTATAATGATTTATCTCTAACAACATATCCAAATGTACACTTTGTAGGAGATGCACTATCAGCTCGTGGTATTACAGTATCAGGTGCACACGGAATTTATGTAGCAGAATCACTTTTAAAATAAAACAATGACAAAAAGAATAAAAACAGCAGACGGTAGTATAGTATACTATCTAGATGGAAAAATGCATAACTGGGATGGTCCCGCTTATATTCCCCAAGGTAATAAACGCGCCGCCGAGTATTGGTTATTTGGTTTTCAATTTACCAAAGAACAATGGGAAGATAGAAAAAAGGATGGCAATGGCCAGCCATTTCACAAAACAGCAGCAGGTAAAGCAGCAGGTGCTAGAGTTTAGGCAAGATAAAGTTCATACATTTAAGTATGGAAGAGAGAAGAGGTAGACCTAAAGAAACACAACCAGTAGATCAACCTCGTAAATTCAGTAGAGTTTACGAGGATGACAATACTGTCGAGACGTGGAAATATGATTTGGATAAATTTGACAAAGGACCAATTGAGGTAGACATCAAATATAAACCAGGTGCTGAAAAGCGTTTGAAGCAACAAGTTAAAGAAGCTTTACAGCAGAAAAAAGTAGCACGTCAAATGAAAAAGATAAACGAAAGAAATAAAAAATGAGAATAGGATTAGCAGGAACAATGAGTGTAGGTAAAACTACATTAGCTAAAGCATTAGGTGAAACTGATCAATTTAAAGATCATGTTGTACAAACTGAACGTAGTAGATATCTTAGTGGGTTAGGTATTCCATTAAATACAGATTCAACATTACCAGGTCAATTTATATTTTTAGCAGAACGTGCTAGTGAATTATTACAACCTAAAATTATTACAGATCGTACAATATGGGATGTGTGTTCATTCACTTTATCGTCAAAAACTATAGGAGGTTGGGAAAAGCGTTCATTTGTTGAAGCAGCTATGCATCTTCGTGGCTATTATGATTTAGTTATTTATGTATCACCTAATGGTGTTGAGATGGAAGATAATGGTATTCGTGAAACTGATTTAGAATATCGCAGAAAAATAGATGTAGCTATACAATTATCATTAGATGAGTTTAAACCTAATAAATTAATTAAGGTTGAAGGTACAACTGAAGAACGCATCGCTACAATTTTGCAAAATCTTTAATATTTATACGTATAAAATTATGAATAACGATACTATGAAAAAATCTGAATTGCAAGATATTATCCGTGAAGCACTACTTGAAGTAATTGAAGAAGGTGCTGCTGAGGATAAAAAAGCACAAGATATGGCATTAGCTGCTGAAAAAGCTCAAATAGCTGCTCTTAATAAGAAAAAACAAGAATTAAATGCACAACAAGTAACTCCAGCAGATAAACCAGGAAAAGATGCAGAAATTAATGCTGTTAATAAAAATATACAAGCAGCCCAAACTAGAGTTAATAGATTATCAAAGCCGGGTGTAGCTTCAACAGAATTGGATGAAATGGCAAATGTTGGTGTTAGATACCAATTATCAGATGATGTTACTGATGAGCAAATTGCAGGTTTTTCTGGTAAAAAAGCTAAAATTTTAGCAGCTATTCAAGCAGCAGGATCAGCAGTTTCAAAAATGAATGTAGCTGGTGAAATGGGTTATGATAAACAAAACCCAATCAATAAAGATTTTATGGAATTAGTTGATGCGGGTATTATTGTTTCTTCATCAGAACAAGCAGCACCACGATTAACAAACCCAAGACCAACCCCAGCAGCATCTACAACATCAACCGGTGATGAAGAATTATATTACAACCCACGAGGTAGAAGAGCAGGAGCTGGTAGTATGTTTACTTCACGTGAATTAGATTCACTAGGAATATCAGGTCAAGAAGAAATGTCAGATGACGATGTAGAAGCAGCATTCGCAGCAGCTAAAGCTTCAGGAGAAGAACCAGAACCTGAAATGACAAGTGTTAGTAGATCAAAATCAGCATCTACCATCTCAGATGAAGATTATCAAGATTGGATGGAATATTCAAAATTATCTGATCGTTTAAGAAGTGTTAAATCTAATCTATTAAAAACAAAAAGATATAGAAGTACACCTGGTGATATTAATGACGTAGGTAGTACAGCTAGAGAAATTAAAGGTTTAACTGATTTAAAAGCAAGTTTAGAACAAAGAATTGATGCTTTAGTTGCTAAATCAGAATATTTACAAAAAGATATTGCTAAAAAAGCAGGTAAAGAATACATTCCTGCTCCACCAATCGAAAATCCACTTGAGGATGAAGATGAAATGGATGATTTGAATGAAAATATTAAACATAGAATGCAATATTATGCAGGTATCAAAAAATAAAAATATGATGTTATTAATTAAGAAATGGTTACCAAAAATTGTTATAGTAGTAGCTATTATAGCAATAGGTAGTGTATTGTTTGAAAAATGTAGTAGCAATGCTGATCATAAAGCATTTTTAGTTGAAATGGATAGTTTACATAAAGTAAATGATTCATTATTTGCTGAAATTAAAAAAGATGATGCTGTTATTGACTCATTGAATTATGTTAGTGAAGAGTTAACATATAAGGTAGAACACCAAAAGACAAAAGTAATTAGGATTGTTGAAACTATTGAAGTAGAAAAAAACAGAGTTGATACTTTTACAGAACATGAATTAATTAGTTCATTCAATACTCGCTACCCTAAAGACACAATAACTAATCCATTACCTTTAGCACAACCAGTATTAGTTGCTGCTGCTAAAGATTTAGTAGAATTGGATGGTACTAAACAAATTATCGTATTAAAAGATAGTACTATCACCACATTAGAAGCAAAAATAACAGTTAAAGACAATATTATTACTGGATTTGAAAATAAAGAAAGTAAATATAAGTTGATTTTAACAAATAAAGATAAGGAAATTGCAGGTTGGGAAGATCAATATAATCAAATTGATTTGCAATTAAAGAAATTAAAAGCAAAATCTAAATTTCAACGTATAGGAAGTTATATAGTAATTGGAGGTTTAGGTTATCTAATGTTAGTTAAATAAGTGCCCCTCCTATAATAGTATTGTAGGACCGACCCCAACGTAAGTTGGGGTTTCTTTTATATATTTATATACAACAATTAGTATATGAGCGATCAAAATATAAAGGACATAATTAAACAGGAATACATTAAATGTGCTTCTGATCCTGTCCATTTCTTTAGAAAATATTGTTTTATCACCCACCCAATTAAAGGTAGAATTTTATTCCATCTATACCCTTTTCAGGAAGATGTATTAAAATCCTTTAGAGCAAATGACTACAACATTATTAATAAATCTCGTCAGTTAGGTATCTCTACTTTATGCGCGGGTTATGCTTTATGGTTAATGTTATTTCATAAAGACAAAGCAATATTGTGTATTGCAACTAAGCAACTAACAGCACAAAACATGGTTGAAAAGGTTCAATTCATGTATAATAACTTACCTTCATGGTTAAAAGGTTCTAAACCAGTAGCATCAAACCAAACATCACTAAAACTATCAAATGGTTCGTTTATTAAAGCAACCTCTGCTTCTAGTGATGCTGGCCGTTCATTTGCAGTATCTTGGTTGATTATGGATGAGGCTGCGTTTATTGAGGGTATTGATAAAATATATACCGCAATTAAACCTACAATCTCAACGGGTGGTGGTTGCGTAGCATTATCTTCACCAAATGGTGTGGGTAATTGGTTCCACAAAACTTGGGTTGAAGCAGAATTAAAGAAAAATAGTTTTGTTCCTATTCAATTAAAATGGGATGTTCACCCTGATAGAGATAATGCTTGGGTTAAGAATGAAAAAGAAAATATGACTGCAAGAGATTTTGCGCAGGAATATGATTGTGACTTCTTAGGCTCAGGAGCAACAGTAATTGATCCAGAAACATTAGAATATTATGAAGGATTTATAATGGATCCTGTTGAACGTCGTTTTATGGGGGGCGATTTTTGGATTTGGCAATATCCTGACTACAATAAAAATTATATTGTATCAGCCGACGTTGCCCGTGGAGATGGAAGTGACTATTCTGCATTCCAAGTTATTGATTTAGAAGCATGCCAACAAGTGGCTGAGTTTAAATCCCAAATAGGTACACGTGAATACGGAAATATGTTAGTATCGGTAGCTACTGAATACAATAATGCGCTTTTAGTAGTGGAAAATGCTAATATCGGTTGGGATGTCGTAAATACTATTATAGACCGCGAGTACGCAAATTTATACTATTCACCTCGCTCATATGGTGAATTAAGTGCTGACAAATATCTATCAAAATTAGACTCAGGAC